ATTAGGTCCGGTGTGTGTGTCGTTGCCTGGCAAATATCCTTCGTCTAGAAATTCCAAGCCTGTGAGTTGTCCTGGTGTTCCGAGTGGCGGTTGGTTCATTCCGCTATGTGGTTCGACTCCGCGCCAAAGGTCGTAGATGAATGACCACATATTCCCGTATTTGTTGCGGAGATAATAAAATTCCGAGACACTTAGAACATTGTCGTTCCAATCGTAGTTTGCTTCTTCGATGGAATAATTTCCGTTGACTTGTGTATAAATATTCTGCGTTGTATTAGGGAGGTTGGTATACCAATTACTCCAATCTGGTGGACCGTTGAGATAGTTCCCTGCTCCGCCGACTGCTCCCGTTCCCCATACTGGATTGCTTTGGGTTTGTCCTGGCTTGGGTGGCTTTGGATTCCTTGGCGGTTTGGGTCCGCGTGGCTGTAGTTGGCTGTGTGGACGTGTGCCGCTGATACGTCTGCCGCCTCGCAGTCTTGCGAATACCGCTTTACGTTGGTCGTCGCTGACAAAGCGCATCAGATCACCAGTGCGAGAGTCACGAAGGCGAGTCCCGCGTTCTGCCAGTTGATGTCAGGACTGATCGTAGCGGCGAGTTTTTGGAATGTGCCTATGCTGAAGCAGAGCACTGCGAGAACGAGACAAATTATATTCATGGCTTTTTCCTTTGAATTTGCTCTGAAATTGGCGGAGGGGCATAATTCCACCCCTCCGCCAATTGCGTTTGATTTTCTGGCTGTTATATGGTCTAACAGACTATCTTACTGGTGAGCGCGGATGTCAGATAAGCCAGTTCCGATGATGTAGGCTATCAGGGTGTAGATCGCGTTGGTCAAGCTGGCTTGGTCAATCCCTGCGCGGGGACCGAGTAGGGCAAGCGCGAGCGCGGTGAGTGCTGCCCAAAACTTACGGGATTTGAGAACGTCTGGCATAACTACCTTTGCCTTTCAATACGTCGAGGATTTTCTGTAAGTCCTGGTCGCTGAAAGCGACCGTTACTTGTTTTTTGGTTTCTCGGTTACGGCTTCTGCCTTCGCCTTCGTTTTCTTGGCTTCCTTGGCATTGGCTTTGGCTTGATCTGCCAAGGCTCGCGCTTGCGCGGCTTTGGCTTCTGCGTCCTGCGCTTCGGCTTCGGCGTCGATCAAGGCTTCTTCTGCATCTTCGGCGGATTCGGCTTCCTGCGCCTTTGCCTGTTGGTCCTGGTCTACGATAAATTCTAGCTTGCGCCCGCTGGCTCCATCGACGAGTACAAAGGTTCTGTTCTCGTTGAGTTTCCACGACAAGAGCGCGGGTCTGCGCGGGAAATCCTTTTCGTTGCGGTGCTCTTTGTAGTATTGCTTGAGCAAGGCTTCTGCCTGGTCTTTGGTTTTCGGTGAGTCTACATCGTAGACGTTCTCGATTTTGGTTTGGTCCATGTGTGCGGTTCTCCTTTCAAAGAGATTTGAGATTACAGGCGCAAAGTACCATTGACGCGTGCGCCGTGGAATTTGATCACGCTGGTGGTCGCGGCGTCCAGTGTGACGCGGACTTGCATTAGGTCGTCATTGTCCAACCATACCGGCGTGGCGAGAGTCAGAGTCATGGTGTGCTCATCGAGATCGTCCGACTCTGCCGCTGTGTCGTTGCCCGTGTCGTAAGTGAATGTGTGTGCAACGAGTGCGGGGAACGCGGCTCCATTGGCGGGTAGGACAAAACGGTCTATGTTTGCGATGGCTCCAGCTGCGTCGAGTGCGGCGGTTGTGATTGCAAAATAGATGTCGATGGTCTGGAAGTAAAATCCTTTTCCGTTGCTTGAATTGCTTGGGACTGCCGCGCTGACCGGAATGTAGATCACTCCGGTTTCATCAGCTGCGGCTTTGGCTTTGGTGACTGTGCCTGCTACTGCTCCTGCGGCGTCGCTCCATGTGCCCGTAACGAACGAACACATATTCGGAGAAATCCAATAGCTCATGTGGGTGTCGTGGACATATCCGCCAAGTTCCATGGTGTAGCGGGTCAGGAACTTCCAGCGGCGGGCGAGATATTCCCTGAGTCTTACGATGTCATTCCGTAAGCTCTTGTCTGTGAAGGCGAGCGGAATTAGGTTATAGAAAACCAGTCCGCCAATGAACGCGATGAGTAACGCGGTCAAGATATAGTAGAAAATTTCCTGCATGATGTTTACTCCTTATGCTTGGACTAATTCCCCTCGCGCATAGCGCGAGGGGTCAAGCTGAGTAACGCCAAAGGCGTTATCCAGCGGCGTTTGTTTTGTGCAGTCCGCGCCAATCGGCGACGCCGACTGTAAGGAACTGGCGAACCTTGATTCGGCTCTCGTCATTGGAGAACATGGCGGGGTCGTTCTCGCGGGATGCGCTGAAAATCTGCGGCTTTACGCCAAAGATTTCACCGATCTTTACACCTTCCACAAACTTGGGATCTGCGACTCCGGCAAAGTCGGTTGCATCGGTCCATTCGGGAACAATGACTGGCTCTACTTTTCCGCCGAAGGTTGGCGACACTGCCGCTACGTTTTGTTGCTGTGCCTCCCAGCGTGGCAGGAACAAGGCTTCTGCCTGTGTTTGCAAGTCGATTGGAATCAGGCAGTAGCGCGCCCGAAGTGCCTGACGTTTGCCTCCGCCATAATAGCCGGATGCGTTTTTTACCAACAGTGGTTGTTTATAGATCGCGGCGTCTATAGCTTTCCATGCGGCGTAGTCTGTTCCCATTACGGTGGTCAACAGATTTGCATGTCCGCCCACTGTGGTCACTGCGGTGCTGTTGAATAATGCGCCTGTGTCTGCCATGGTGGGACCTGCTCCGCTGTTCACTGTGAAGATCGCGGCGACCTGCTCTGAGATATTGCGGATACCACCCAGGGCGGCTTCATTGGGTAGTCGTTTGAGGGCTGAAATATCGTCCTTGAGAATATCTTCAAGCGTGATGGCGATATAGCCTCCGTACTTGTACCAAACAGACGACTCTTTGTTGTCACCGATTGGGAGCTGTGTGTATTCTCCACGCTCATTGACGGTGGGTAGACTCCCGATGGTTCCGGTTTTCAACCACTTTACATCGTTGAGATTAGTGAAGTGTTCCGGCTTGCCTGTGATTTTCATCCACCATCCGTACACATCTTCATAATCCTTCCAAGCATTGGTGAGGACCTTATTGAGCAGGTCTGCTGTCACGCCTGGGAAGTCGAGCGAAGCGAGAGCAAATTCCGAGTAGTATCCGCCGAAAAATTCGCGGTCTCCCGTACCCATGATATATGCCTCGCGGATACCTGAGAGTTTGAACGGCTTTACCTTTTCGAGTCCTTCTGGTCGCGGTGCTCCCAACAAATCGGCGTATGCGGCAATGAATTGATCTTTGCTTGCATACATCCCGCCGATGTATCCGCCTTCTCGCGCTGGTCCCTGGATGTTGTTGCCCGCGTTGATCTCTGAGAGTTCTTCGCGCTTCTCGGTGATGGCGGTTTGCAACTCGGTGGCGAGAAATGGTTGACCATTGGTCAACATCAATTCAAAAGGTTTCTTGATCGCCTTTTGGCTGGCGGCTGGCAATTTGCTGGCGGCGAGACTGGTATCGAGCAAAGCACGACATTGAGCCAAGAGAATGTCGTTGCTCTGCTTCTGTTGTTCCTGCAATTTGGCGATGGCGTCATTTCCGCCTTGCAGATTGAACGCGGCTTGTTCGTTCTCGGATAACTCTTGAAAGTTATCTGCTTCCTGAACGTCCGTGTCGGGTACTGTGACTTTCTTTTTTACGGTCATTTTGTTTACTCCTTTCAAGAGTTTGGTTGTGGGTAAACGGCGGTCACTATCGCCGAGAACTTCGAGTTTGTATTCCTGTAGTGCGTCTATGCCTGTACCTTCCACGGCTGGCGCGTTTACTGCTGAGGTCTCTTTTCCTTTGGGATTCACAAAGACGAGTTGACATAGTTTGTCTGTCTTGTTCTCTCCGACCTTATAGGTCCGTCCTGGTGAGTGGGTACATTCAAAACTAAACCATGAGAGATTGCAGATTGAGCATAGAACATCGTCGTAATACCAACCGATCGAGAAGCGGTCTATCTTGCCTTCGACAAAATCGGTCATGCCTCGGCGGGTGGTGAGTCTTATGGTCTGCTTGAAGGTTGAGCCTTCGAGGGCAGAGTCAATGATCGTTCCGTCGCGTGCGTCGATGTCGTAGGTATCGTGGTTGCGGAGGAAAGGTTGTCCCTCGAAT